AATGAAGAATACCATCCCCACTTCCTTCCGAACTGTGCTTCCCCTGAGTATTCGTTTTCTGCTTCTCCAAATAGTTCATTGTAGCGATTAGTAAGTCGCTTCCTAAACGATAAAAAAAAAGCGTTGCTCCCAACACAACATCCATAGGAGCTTGCTTCATTAGGTCGCTATACTTCTCTGCCGATTCGTATGGCTCAATGCTATATCGCTTGCCTGCTCGCTCTGTGATTGGTCGGTATAGGATTGCCATCGTGCTATGCAGTTGTTGTTGGTCGGACATATAATTGTCCAAGTCAACGTACTCGCCAAAGGTGATATCCTCAAGATTCGGTATGAACCCGAACGTAAGGCCACCAATGGTGAACTCTTGCTTGAGTGATGGCTTGGTAGCGAACATACTATTCAGGCGATGCACGATGTTGCTTAGGCTCTTGAACTTTACATTCGGCAGCTTGCTCAAAGGCACATTGCAGAATATCTCCAACATCTTATGCGTGAGAAACTCCTCATCGCCATCCAAACGTACAAAGCGTTGGTACTGCTCAAGGGTAATCTCAGAGAGGTCGGTTGGTACTACTACTCTTAGTTCCATCAATAAAATAACCTTTAGAATTTAACGTATGGCATACCTGCCGTAGTTCGGCTTGGATAGCTTGTTGTATGTTGCGTAGCGCATTGCATCTATGGCGTGGTTGAATGCATCTATGGGTTTGTTTAAGAGGTTTCCGTTCTTATCCTCCACCCATTTGTAGTTCTGCATCTCTTTGATTAGGTTGCTGCTTCGTGGGGTAACGAATAGCTTGTGTCGCTTAAGTACATCAATACCCACTATGACGCTATCTGCGCCCTTCTGCGTGGGTTTTATGTTCCATCCCATACGATGCAGCTCCTCAATAGATTTGGGTTCAGCAGAGTCTGCAAATACCTCCGTGCGCCTATCAATGTTTAGGTCTTTTAGCCTGTTGCTGATGTCGGGGTTGGTGAGTCCCGTTTGGTAGATGAGTTCATCAGCGTACAGGTTATCACCCGACTTGTACACCGCCACAAGCGAGGTCGGGTCGTTCGTGTACCCGAAGTCCATCCCATAGGCAAGCAAGGTTGCATCAGCAGGTATCTCGTTCATCCCGAATTGGAAGATGGTAGCACGGCTCATACCACGCTCACCCAATCCGTAGATACGCCAATAGTCTTCATCGGTTGTTGCGAGGCGTTCAATCTCCGCTACGATGGAGGCATCAAGGAACGGATTGTCTTTGTAGGTACTTTGTATGTACGTTACGTCATCACGGGTCAGCAGGCGGTCATAGATCCAATGGAACGCATCTGATGGGTTGTAGTCAATCCATATCTTGCCCGTTGTACGAACCAGCAACTGAAAGAAGTCCTCCCAAGAAAGCTCGTTGGCCTCATTGCAGAATAGGTAGTCACGTCTTGCTCCACGCTTCTTCTGCGGTTGGTCAAGCGAAATGAACTCAAACAGGTTGCCGTTGAGCGTGTAGGTGTAGTCGCTCTTGTTATGGCGTGCCTCATCGTACAACTCAAGTTTGTTGAGTATCTCAAAGAAGTCACGGTATGCGGTCATCTTGAGCGATGGGAGCGACTTACGCACAATAGAGAAGACCTTACCCTTCTCTTGCATTGCGATGACAATAAGCATCTGCAAGATGGAGTAGGTCTTACCTGAACGAGAACCTCCTTGATTGACTACTATCCGTGTGGGTGCGGTGTAGTTCTTCTCAAAGAGTTCACTTGTCTTGACTTGCAGAACGGACAATCTCTACTTTGATTTGGGTGAGTTCATCTGCTGCTTCGTGGGAGTTCTCCACCCGTGCGAGCTTGGGTGTCGTGTACTCCGCCATCTTGTTCAGCAGGTCAAGTGCGCCCTTCGGGTCATCAGCAGCTACCTGCGTGAGCCATAAGGTCATATTCTCAAGGTTGGCTTCAATGAGGTTTTGGAACGCCTCACGTATTTTGTTGGTCGTTTTGTTTGCTGCTCCCTTAGGTTTGCCCGCAGGGTTGCCGCTTACTCCTTTTTCAAATGGCATTGTATGGAATTGTATAATTCAACTAAATAACCCTTTTTGATAGGTGGTGGTTGTGTACTGCCTTCAGCATCTCCTTGTGCTGCTTTAGGTCTCCGAATGCGTTGTGGCATTTGCGGCATAGCCCCATCAGGTTTTCAATGCGGTCAGCATCCTTGCTTCCGCCCATACCACGTGCCTCAATATGGTGGATGTCTACGGCTTGCGATTGACATACCTCGCAGGGAATCCAATCGGTAGTGTCATAGCCCATCCCCTTCAGGTAGACCTTTGTGTGGTTCTTCATTTTTGGTAGAGCCAACAATCATCAATGAACGTGGCGTGGGGTAGCAGCTCATCTACTGCTTGAATCACTCCTCTCCAATTTTCGTGGTAGTCATCTCCTGCTATGTAGCCTCCCTTCTTTACTTTGGGCAGCCATAGCTTGATGTCTTCCTTTACGGCCTCGTATGAGTGGTCAAGGTCTATGAATACCACGTCAAGGGATTCGTTGGCGAACTTCTTTGCTGCTGCTTTGGATGTTGCTTTGATTACATTGTAATTACGCTCACCCATATTCTCCAAAAAGAGCTTGTAGATGTCTTTGGTCTTTGCGAGCTTGTAGTACGAGTCAATGTACTCTGCCGTGCCTTTGAACGAGTCAATGATTGTGATTTGTTGGTGTGTTGCTTGGTCGCATAGGTAGGCAGATGACTTACCGAGCCACGCTCCGAGTTCTACGAACGTGCCGCCTTCAGGGACTTGCTTTAGCAGGAAGTCGTATGCTGCTTGGTGGTTGAACCACCCATCAATGTCTTTGTAGTTTTTCATCGTAAAGCGTTATAGTAACAAAGGTAAGCATCTACGCAGATGAGCGTTCCTTGTTCGGATGCTGCTTTGGCAAACATCCCATCTCCCTCGTAGATTTTATCAAAGCGCAGCTTAGGTATGTGGTATGGCTTGAACATAAAGCAAGCGGTGTCTATGTTACCTACTCTTGGTTGGTCGGTAGGGCGTAGCCTTCCTTCTTGTCCCCACGTTACGATTGTAGAGTCAAGGTTGTGGATGGTTGACCATTGCTCGTTAAACTTCGGATGTAGGATGTTATCATCATCAAGAAAGTAAACCCAATCCTCTTGTGTGAATTGGTCTTGGTAAAGGTCAAGGAACTCGTTGCGTAGGGGGTGTCCCCAATGACCTGTTCGCTTTGAGTAGTGCGTTACGTTTGCACCTGTTGCTTCCTTGTAGTTGGTAGAGGCATCCATCATCACCACCCACGTAGCCCAATCGGGGATGTACTGCTTGATGCGTTTGAGGTTTTGTGGGCGTGAGCAAGGGGTTACAATGTAAAGCATCGCAGTTCGTTTATTTTGTCCATCGTGAAATCCTGAACGTACTCGTATAACGAATCTGCAAGGTCTTGGACTTGGTTGGGGTTATCGTTTAGCCTCTTGATTGCTCCTGCCCATTCGCTTGGGTGGTTGATTGCAATACAGTTGTCTTTGGTGATGTAGGGTTGGTAGGGATGCGTGTTGCTCACAATTAGAGCGCACTTGCTGAATCCTGCCTCAAGCATCTTTAGGTGCGATTTGCACTTGGCAAATTCCGAACCGACCAAAGGCACAAGGCTTACATCAAAGAAGTCATACAGGCGATGGTATGAGTTCGGTGGGAAGGTGTTTAGCTTGTATGGTGCTTTCATCATTTCAGGGTAGCCATCTACGTCAGCAACGTAAGCCTCGTAGCCCGTAAGGTCAATGGTTGATGCTTTCACATCCGCTTGGTGGTGATTGCCTCCGATGTAGCCGAAGCGTACCTTATCTGATAGCTCTCGGTTTATCTGCCAAGTGGGTACGCTGATGGCGTTGGGGATGATTCGGATGTTGGTGTTGTACTTCTTCACCTTTGAGGCGAGGTGCTTGTTGGTGACCCATACCTCATCTGCTGCTTTCATAGAGCGTATGATGCGCTCTTTCATTTGGCTACCGAAGAATCCGTTGAGGGGATGGTTAGCAGGTAGCACCCACCAATCATCATTGTCTACGATTAGCTTGATTCCCTCCTTACGGCAGAGCTTCACGAAGTCGGCAAACGGCTCAACAGGGAACGCACGGCTCGCAAAGAAGTGGGTGATTTTAGGCCACACATCAGGTGGTATGTCCGTTATCTTCTCAATGAAGTATATGTCCGCCTCTTGGTGGCATATTAGCGGAGCGAAGACTCGGTGGTAGGTTACTCCTGAGTTAGGCTTATGGAAAGCGACTACGAAGGGTCTACTCATAGTGTTCGCCTGTGTTGCCGTTCTGCCCGATGATGTCCATCCGCTTGTTGAGTTCTTCTTCCATCAAATCCCACTCTTGTTGCGCTGCGTGCATAGCACAGGCACGAACTTGGCGCAGCTTCTCACGTTCCCGCTCACGCATACGTTCAAGATACTGCACCCACATACGGGCTGCGACTGCTTGGCGTTGGGGCTTGAAAGGATAGATGCTGCGTAGCCTCGCCATAGCGATACGCATAAATTGCTCTCTCATTTGTCGTTGGTGTTAAATTTTTCGTGATAACATTTTTCAACAGGAATCACACCCCTCATACCACATATATCTGTTTCTGAGTAGAATATAAAGTCCTTCATACCTTTTTGCTGCAGGCAAGGGAATCCTCCAACTTTGAATGTTCCACCAATTCCCCCGTGAAAGTATTCACTGAAGCGGTAGTATCCTGTGTGATAAATGGTGTCCTCGTACCAAACATTTGGTTTCTTGGAAAAGAATCCTTTGAGTTTCTTAATTAGTGTTTTCATTTCTCGTTGGCGTTAAAGGTTTCCCATCTTTTTGTTTAAGTCATTAAGTATCACTTTAGACTCTCTTACTATGTAGTCCCTTAATGACTCTCGTATATCTGTATCCTCAATATACTTTCGCTCGTCATATTCATCTGTCCATACAATGATTCCCATAAAGCATATGACAGAATTATTCCATCCTCTTGACCTTAATTCAAATGGACAGTAGTATTCTAAATCAGTAATTGCCTCATTGTTGAGTTCTTCAACTAATGCTAATGCTTCCTCTTTCATTACTCGTTGGTGTTAGAGTTTTTGTTGAGGTGTTGCTCATACATATTTACTGTATCTGCCTGCCCCGTAGCATACCAATCAACCATCTGCTCCTGCTCCATTTCTTTGGCTTTAATTAGAATATCATTTGCGTCTGTAAATTCTGATTTTCCATAAAGAAATTTTGATAACTCAATGTGTTGCCACTCTACTGCTGTCTGTTTCATTTATCTTTTG